GGTGATGCCCAAGGACCGCAGTTTGTCTGCGATGTCTTGGTTGGTCAGGCCCGTGGAGTACAGTAGTTCCTGAATCAGCAGGCAGTCCCCTTGGCGGTAGATGGCGACCAATGCCGTAGGGTCGTTGCTGAAGCCCCAGTCAAGCCCAAGGGCGACGAATTTCGCTCGGCTGACATCTATCCCCTCCACCACCTCGAAGTCCTCGTAGATGGCCCCCTGTAGCGTCCCGACCTGACCTAGGCCGTAGACCTTCCACCAGTTCGCCCAATAGGCTGACGTTTCGGCTTTGGTGCGGTTTAGTTCGATGTCCCGCTTGATGGTATCAGGCAGGGCCTCGTTGTCGTTGTAGGTTAGGATTATTAGTTCTGCGTCCTGTTCGGGCAGGACCTCGGTGTGCGCCCAGAACTCATGCGTCGGGTTAAAGTCGATGTAGATGGCCTCGCTGGTACGGATTGCCAACTGGTAGTAGGATTCAAAGTCGATGTTGTTCGCCTCGTTGATGTAGACGACCTGCCTCCTTGCACCTCGGAGCCTTGCCTCGGAATCAGCCGAAAAGAACTCGATGACCGAGCCGTTTGCGAAGTTGTAGGTCAGGAGGGTCTTGTTCCATCGGTCTGCGACCCATCGGCCCGTCCATTGCATGACCTTGGCGAAGTCCTTGATTGCTCCCCTCCGTAGGTGAGGGATGGATTCGGAAACTACCGATATCTCGGTCTTGTTCTTGGCTGCTATGTCTATGAGGACCGCAAGGATGGCAAGGGTTTTCCCCGCACTTGTTCCGCCTTGGATGACCTTCTTCCGGGCCTTCATCCTGCGGATTCGCCTGATGGCGGTCGTGAGGGTAAACATTAAAGCAAGCCGACTGCGGATTGAATGCGAGCCTTGGCGATGTCGATGTATTCCGCCTCCCGTTCTATCCCTACAAACGCAAAGCCTTCCAGCATCGCTGCCTTGCCCGTTGAGCCTGACCCCATGAACGGGTCGAGGACTGTTCCGCCCGGCGGGGTTACAAGACGGCAGAGGTAGCGCATGAGGTCGGTGGGCTTGACGGTTGGGTGGTGGTTGGTTCTCATGGGGTGATTTGTTGGTTTGCCATCTCTTGTTTCTATTCCTGACATAGCCCCCGCCTTTTTCGCATCCAACCCCTCACACCCCGCATCCCTATCCGCTTTGCTTGCCTTGGCGCAGTAGAAGAAGCGAGCCGAAGCCCCAAGCAGGTCGGTGGCTTCCTCGCTCCCATCGTGGATGAAGTTGGCGGGCCAGCGTTCTCCCACCCTTCCCCCATCCACGTTAATCGCACCCGTCCCGTGTTGCAGGACGTTCTCGGCTACCGTGCCAATCAAGGGCTTCCGAGCCACCGTAATCGGTTCGAGTGCGGGTTTGAGTGCAGTCCCCCAGCCTTCCCATTGCTTTGCTTCGGGGGTGGCGGGGGCAGTGATGTCCTTAAAGCTGCGATTTTCAGCTGAACAATCTGCGCCCACCATTGGTGCTTCGTTAAGTGTTTTCCAAGCCGCCTTTCCCACCACCTCGCGTTCAAACGCTGCTTCTTCCTCTGGCGTTACACCGAGGGCTGCCCGCACAAGTTGCCAGTTTTTATCGCTTGGCACATGGCCGCCATCAGTCCAATCTCGGAAAGATGCCGCAGATGCTACGCCGTGTTCTTCAAGCCATTTGCCGTCAATGCCACGAAGGGCGGCAAAGCGTTTCAACTTTTCTCGCACCATGGCCCCTCGGCCGTGCTTATCAATCGCCTTGCTCACATCCAACGACTTCGGAAACCCCGACCCGTACACCCACGCAATCATGTCCCGAATCTCAAAGCCTGCATCCTCAATCCTTACCGCCATTCGGTGCTGCGTCCTCGTTCCTGCAAATGCAAGAAGATGACCGCCCGGCTTCAAGACCCGAAGGCACTCGGTCCAAACGTCAACGCTTGGCACGTCGTAGTCCCACCGCTTGCCCATGAAGGACAACCCGTAAGGCGGGTCGGTTACTATCGAATCAACGGAGCAGTCGGGTAGTGAACGAAGCACCTCCAAGCAGTCGCCATGATGCAGGGTTAGTTTGTCAGTCATTGTCGGGAAACAGGGGTTGCTCGATGTGGACCGTGTTCTCCTGCTTGTCAACCAAGCCAAGCAGACGAGAGGCGATGTTGGCCGAGTAAACGCCAGCACTTGAACCCTCCAGCATATCCTTGTCGCAGGTCAGCCTTATGCGTGTGATGATTGGGGAGAATGTCTTGTGAAAGTCCGTAGTCCCCTTCCTGTAATCCGAAAGGTCATAGCAAACCCCATTCTCTGCGAGGTATCCCTCAAAGCCCCGAAAGGTAATCGGGCGCTCTTTGTCCCGGTAAACCATGACCCCATCCTTGCCGACATAGTCCTGCACACGATATGGGTTAGCCTTGTTCTCGGCTCGGTATTGCTCAAACGCAGCCCATAGTTCTTCGGGGGTATTCCAAATTGGGGGTCGGCCTGCCATCAGTATTCGATTTTGTCTATGAGTTCGTCAATCTTGTCCACTATCTTCATCTTCACGGCAAATGCATTCGGTGAGTTAGAATCGTCCACCGCTCCGATGCAGTCGCAGAGGGTCGTAATGACCATCATAAGCGAGTCCATCCGAGCCTGCACTTGGGCTTCGTCATCCTTCGCCTTGGAGTTCGCCAAGTTCTCGGAGTTTGTTTCTTGACCATGATAAAGCAGACTTGCCACCCCACAGGAGGTAGGAGATGTAACCGCAGTCCGAGGTATCGTCTGCGTTGTCGTAGTAGGTTTCTGCCCTTGATAGGTAGGAGTGCATCCGCTTGATGGTTTCAAGGGAAATTGCTTCCCCGTTGGCTAACTGCTGCGCCCGGACCTTGCCTGTTTGAGTAGCACACTTGTTCCCGTTCCGCTCGTTGAGTTCTATCCCTCGCTTGGCATTCGAGCGAATCTCTTGCCCGTAGTCGGAGTATGACTCGAACTGTTGCCTCTTGTGATTCTCCCACGTTGAGCCGCAAACGGCCAATCTTTGAGCCGTATCGGGGAACTCCGCATTGGTTTGGTTATTGCTCATGCAACGACCGATAAAGCCCTCTCTTGACTCGTTATTGTTCGGGATTGGTAGGGGCATTCAGGGAGTGGTTTATGGTGTTTTGGTTGGACTCGGCAAACAAGTCCGCTTGCATGTAAATGTATTGGAGGGCCGATTTTACGCAGTCCGCACACCACCAATTTGTGGGAGGTCGCCCGTGAGCGGTCAGGATGGCTTGCAGTTCGGCAACCGCATCGGGTGGCAGTCGCATCGTTAGGGAGGCGATGTACTGGTCCCAATACTTGCGGTGCTTTTGGGCAATTAGGAACTGCTCGTTGGTCATTTGAAGGTCCATTCTCGGAGTAAAATTGCGGTGGCTGAAGATGCAAGCCCAAGGATAGGGGCCAAGTACCATTGGCAGGTCGGCAGGGTCAGGAGGACTCCCATCCAAAACCCGAAGCAGGTCATGCACGAAAACGGCTTCCGCTTCGCAAAGGGCAGAGCGTAGAACCACGAAGGCAGGACCCGGAACTCCACGACCGCAAGGGTCGCCAAGGCACTAATCAGGATTGGAAAAACCAGTATATCCATTGGCTTCGATTGCGGTTTTGATTTTGGCCTTGGCCTGTTCGATTGAGTAGATTATTGAACGGTACGGGATGCCCGTTTCACGGCTCATGGCCTTCATGTTGCCTGTCTGCATGAGCAGGTTCAGCAGTTCCTTGTCGTAGGGGAACGCACCATCCTTGGCCCAAGAGTCCATCTCTTGCTGGGCGATGGCCCAAAGGTCATCGAGCAGGGAATCGTAGTCCTTGCTTAGTTCTTGGGTTTCGGGGTCCACTTCGACCCTCTCGTCGTGATGACGGTACTTCTTCGCAAATTGGTTGTTGTTGCCCCGGTACAGGTTCATTATCAAACGAACGATGTAGAAGCGCAGGTAGCCTTGGACCTGCATCTTGGTGATCTTGTCGGGGTCTTTTTCGAGCAGAATCAGGACGACCTCTTGTTCGAGGTCCTTCCAAAGCGGATTGCCCCCCGTGATGGTGAGGCAAGCCCTGCGGATTTCACCGCTGCGATAAAGGTCAAGGATGGTAGCCTCTGCGTTCACTCACGCAAAGATGGAGGGGGTTCTCGCTAATGTTGCAAAAAATCCCGTGTCCTGTTTAAAACCTGTGTACGAAGGAATTTAATGTCTGGCCTTGCCCTCATGTTTATCGCAAGGATTTCGAGGTTGTGCATGACCGTTGCGTGGTTCCTATTAATGATTCGACCTATTTGGCAGTAGGTGTACAGGTACTCCGAGTAGGCAATGTCTGCGAAGATGCTGCGAGCAAGGACCAGTTCTTGGGTCTTGACTTCGCTCAAGATGTCATCGGGGCTGACTCCGACGACCTCTGCCGTATAGCCGAGGATGGTTCGTGAGATTAGGTCCATGGTCATTGAGTTATTTTCTTGTAGTAGTCTTCCAAATAATTCCGTTCAACTTTGGTCAATCCCCAATTCTCAACGGCTGCTTCCGCAAACTCAAAGGCAAAGTCCTTCATGGCCTCAATAATCCATTCCCTATCAACTTGATGGAAGTGCATTTCGTTATTGTCCTCGTGCTTGGCGAGTATTTCGTCTGGTGTTTTCATTTTGTTTGGGCTAAAAAGGGTTTGGGGGTAGGGGCATCCAATGGCTGACTTCGATTAGGAACCACGTTTGGTGTTCGTAGTACCAACGGCCATCACCAAGCCATGCGTAGGCTTGATTGCGGTCCGTCGTGAAAATCAGTACTGGCTCGTAAGGTGTCGGCATCCGGTCCAAGCATTTAATCCATTCCATGGTCAGGCGTT